AGGCGTTGCCGACCGCATCGCTTGTATGCCGAACGGCGAGGCGTGGTTCGTGGAACTGAAGAAGCCCGGCGGGCGTCTGTCTGCGTTGCAGCAGATATTCGCCGAAGAGATGCAGCACACCAAGCAGCACTACGCCTGCCTCTGGTCGAAGGACGACGTGGACGCATGGGCCAGCCGCTTCAACTGAGAGACTACCAAAATGACGCGGCCGACTTCCTGTACGAGCGCGACCGGGCGATGATCCTCGCGCCGGTTGGTGCAGGAAAGACCGCGATCACGCTGACTGCGATGCAGGCGATGATCGACGACGGCCACGTCAAGCGCTGGCTGGTCGTCGCGCCCAAGCGTGTCTGCACGGATGTCTGGCCGGTCGAGGCCCCGAAGTGGGCGCCGCGGCTGCGGCTGGCGCTGGCCGTCGGTGCGCCGGCGCAGCGTCAAGCGGCGCTTGTCAGCCGCGTCGATGCGGTCATCATCAACTACGACAACCTCGACAAGCTGGACACGCTGGACGGCTTCGACGGCATTGTGTTCGACGAACTGACTCGGCTGAAGAACCCCAGCGGCAAGCGCTTCAAGGCGCTGGATAAGCTGCTGGCGGGCGTCAAGGTGCGCTGGGGCCTGACCGGATCGTTCACGTCGAACGGCCTTGAGGACGTGTTCGGCCAGTGCAAGATCGTCGATCAGGCGCTGCTGGGCCGTGCCAAGGGCGCCTTCATGCAGCAGTACTTCATCTGCATCAACCGCGACTTCGGCCAGTGGATACCGGCGCCCGGCGCGCTGGAGCAGGTCATGGCCCGCATCCGCCCGGCGACCTACGTGCTGGAGCCGGGCGAGTACAAGGACAAGCTGCCGGGGTTACATGTAACCGAACTGCGCAGCGCCCTGTACGACCGCGAACCGTACGACAAGATGAAGAAGGAGTACGTCGCCCGCTTCGGCGCCGAGCGTGTCATCGCGCAGAACGCCGCGTCGGTGACGACCAAGCTGCAACAGATGGCGTCGGGCTTCGTCTACAACCGCGACGGCGGCGCACCGTCGATCTGGTTCAGCGACCACAAGTTCGACCGGCTGGAAGAACTGCTGGACGAAAACCAACGGGCGAACACCATCGTGGTCTACAACTATCAGGAAGAACTGGCCGAACTGAAGCGGCGCTTCCCGCACGCGCAGACCATCGACGACGATAACGTCATCGAACGCTGGAACCGCGGCGAGGTCGAACTGCTGCTGGTCCATCCGAAGTCGGCCGGGCACGGCCTGAACCTCCAGCACGGCGGCTGCCACATGGTGTTCCTGTCGCTGCCGTGGTCGCTGGAGTTATACGAACAAACCGTCGGGCGGCTGCACCGCAGTGGGCAGCGGCACGACGTTTGGGTCTACGTCATGTTGGCGGAAAAAACCATTGACGAGCGCATCTGGGCGGCGCTGCACGACAAGCGTGCCGTGTCCGACACCGCGATTGAGGAATTGAAAAATGGCTAAGGTTTTATGGCAGACGCTGGCTGTCAATCTGTCGAAGTACAGCGAGGAAGAGTTGCAGCACATGCTGCACGACGAGGTGACGACGCATAAGCGCGCCGCCATCGCCCGCCGTCTGCATCAGCGCGTATGCAAGCTGCGCACCATGCGCGAACGGCGCGAACTGGCAGAAAGGCTGAAGAAGTGATCGACGATCAATCCGACCCCGGCTCGTGGAAGCGGGCGCTGGACATGAAGGCCGACATGGTCAACTCGCCGCCGCACTACAAGGTCGGCGGGATTGAGGCCATCGAATACATTCAGGCCAAGCTGTCACCGGAAGAGTTCGCTGGTTACTGCCGCGGGAATGCGCTGAAGTACCTGAGCCGGGCGGGACACAAGGACGCCACGGATCAGGAGATCGGCAAGGCTATTTGGTATTTGGAGCGCTGGCTGGGCAGTCGTCGTCACACAGACACGCCCAAGTAGAGTTGTGCTGCTCAATCCGCGCGACGGTGGCTGGGCTGTCCAGCTTGGAGTTGTAGCGGATCGGCTGCGCGATCTTGCAGTACGAGTTAGTTACCAGCGGCGGCGTCGTCGAACCGTGCACGCAGCCTGCGGTCGCGGTCAGGGTCAGGAGTAGCAGCGACTTCTTGCGCCAGTTCCACTTGTCGTTGGACTTCATCAGCCATCTCCTTGACGGCTTCATGCCGGCCCTGCTGCCGTAGCTTGTGTTCGTTCCACGCCGCCCATAGGCGGTCAAACAACGACAGCAGGGACGACAGAAGTTTGATCACGCCTTCGGCGTCTCCGACATGAACACAGCGGCGACACCTGCCAGACCTGCGACCGCCGTGGAGATGGCCGCCCACTGCGCGTCCGACAGGCCAAACGCCAGTGCCAGAGCGGAGAAGCCGGCGTAAGTGCTTGGCTCTTTCAGACGACCAAGAAGCCAGTGTACGAGTGACATATCAATTCTCCTTTCGTGTTTGCGCGTGCCGCCTACGGATACGCGCTCCTTGGGAGTTCAAAATGAGGACCGTCAGGGAATGACCGACTAAGCACCTTGGCTGTGATCGGGCCTTTAATGTCGGTCAGCAGCTTCCATGTTCCACCCCAGCGAATAGGGACGTTTTCATGAATGGACGCGGACCGAACAAACTCTGCCAGCTTCAGGTACAGGCCCCAATCCCAGCGCACAGCGCCACCCACCATAGCACCTAAATCGACAGCGTGTCCGGTCAGGTGGCGCGAATTCATGGTCTTCGTCGCGCCCTGCGCCATAAGCTGCTTCTGGCGGGCCAGCGTCCGCAGCCCTTCCAGTACGGTGAAGTCGAGGTCCGACATCGCCGCGGCCTTCTTGACCACGCGCACAAGGTCCGGGTGAACCCCTTCCAGTCGGGACAGCGAACGGGCGCCAAGGACGATGCTCACAGTTCAGCCGCCTTCACCAGAATGCCGACCAGCAGCATGATGATGGTGCCCGCCACGGTCAGACCGATACCCTCCAGCCGCTTCAGCCGAGCGCAGATACTCTCGTAGCGCAGCGTGCAGATTTGCTCGTGGGTGTTCAAACGGGCTTCAGTCTGATCAATCGAAGTCACAATAACACCCTCGCGCGAAATCGTTACGCTGTCGGCTTCGTACCAGTGGTCGCCAATTCTGTCCATAGTGGCAGGAAATACAGTCATTTTAGCAGTTCCGCTATTCAGTCGGCGTGTAATAGTCGGCTGGACGGGTCAGCATCTGGCGCATGTACTGCGCCAGCACGTTGCGGGCCATTGGCGAAAGTGCGTCCGACGCGCGGCTGAGTGTTTCGGCAGTGGGCTGGACGGTGAGCAGATTAGCCGCAGTGCTGGGCTGTGCCAGCGCGGGCGCCAGCCGGCGCATGACGTTCTCGGCCAGCTTGTTGGCGAACTCCTGCTCCACCTGCTGCGCGGCGATGCCGCCGCCATAAACGCCCGGCACGCCGCCCGCCACGCGGGACGCCGCGCGGACCAGCACGTTAGCCATGCCCGGCTCCATCGCTTCCATGACCCGCGACCGCGCGCCAGTGGGCAGCGACATCCGCTGCGACGGCGTCAGGTTTTCAAGACCTGTCTGCGCCACAGCGCGCGTAGCACCGATCTCGCCAGCCAGTTTTTGCGCGGCGGGCAGTTTCGGCCCCATCATTTCGACGTTGATGTCGAACCGGCCGGGACCGAAGAACTTGGCGACGTAGTCCGGGTCTTGGCCGCTCATGACCTTTGCGTACTGCGCTTCGGGAAGCCTCGTAAGCTGTCGTTCAAACTGGCTACGCTCGACGTTGCGCATTCCCTGCGCAAACGTGTCGAGGTACGATTTCCAGCCGCGCCCGCCGGCGGCCATGATAGCGTCGTCGATCAGCGGCTGCGTCTCGCCAATGATCTGCGCAGTGTACGACTGAAGTGCGCTCGGCTCCGTCGGGCCGAGAATGTCAGCCACCACGTTGCCCATGTTCTTGCGAAGTTCGTACAAGCCGGTAGCGTCAATGACGCCGCCGAAGCGCGCGGCGCGGCGCTCCAGATTGTTGGCGAACTCCGTCAACACGCGGAAACGGGCCGGGTTCACAAATTCTGCATCGGCAGCCGAAGCGCGCAGACGACCGACAACCGTGGAGATGTCCAGCGGCTTGAGGCCCTGCGCCCTCAGATTGGCTGCGACTTCTTCGGCCGCGCGCGCTTCCGTACCGAGCGCCAACGACCGCGCCGCGGCCTGACCGCCGCGCTGCTCTAGACCGCCTATAAGGCCGCGCTGGCGATTGATCGCCGCGGGATCAAACACGTCGCCGAGGTCGTCCATCTGCCCCAGCACCGCACCTTGCTCGTCGGCTGCGGTCAGAAAACGCCGAGCGCGGTTAACTTCATCCGCTGCGGCGTCACGCAGACGCGTAGCCTGACGTTCGGCCGGAACAATCGCAGTGCGGCCCAAGTCGGCAAGCGACAGGTTTTCTTCGCGCATCGGCGCAGTGGCGGTGCGGACACCCTTTTTAGCCGCGGCGATGTTGCCCATCGCGGCGGTCTGCGTTTCGCCACCGCGGATAAACGCCTTGGTTTCTTCCTGCGCCGCAGCGCGCGCTTGCGCGACGCGCTCCAGCGGCTTGCTGGCCTTGCTGGCGCCGACGATGCGAGTGGCCGCCGCCAGTTCCGGCGTGAGCAGGCCCTTTTCCGCGAGGAACTCGGCCGTGTTTGCCTTGGTGTTTTTGGGCGCCTTGCGCAACGCATCCGAAACCGCCGCCGCATTGTCGGCGATCAGATTGCGCATGATCTCCGCCGCCCGCGTTTCGCCGAGCCGCCGTGCCAACAGGTCATACGTCCAGCCCATACCGCGTTTGGCAATCGTGCCGACTAGCGGAAGCGCGGCGCCCGTGACAGCGGCATCAACGATATCCTGATCGGTCAGCGCTGCGGCGGTTACGCCGGCACCAGCACCGCCGGCCGCGCGCAGCGCTACACGCCCGCTGCGAGTAGCGGCGACAGGGGCACCGCCAGCAACCGCAGCGCGCGTCGGCGCGCGAACACCAATACCGCCAGATTGAATGGCGCGGCCGGTCTGCTGAAGCACTCGGCCTACAGGTTTTGCGCGCGGCGCAACGCGTGTCAAAACCTGACCGCCCCGTGCTATAGCACCGCCAGCCGCGCCAACTACAGGGGCTGTCGCAGCGATCTCGCCAGTGATTTGCCCGGCGGTAAATGCGTTAGGCGCTACTTCACGAGCGCCGGCGAACTGACGCTGATACGCAGCCTGCTGCTGCGGCGTCAGCAGCTTGCGACCCTGCGGGTCAAAAAACTCGATGATGCCGCCGATGACGCGGGGGATAGCCTCGCCGATACCCGCGCCGAATGCGCCCAGTGCCCCAGACGGCTTGCCGGTTTCCTTCGTCGGCTTAGGGGCGCCCTGCGCCCGCACACGCTTGATCTCAGCGGCCAGCGCCCGCGCCGCGTCTACGTCGCCGGCCTTGTCGGCGTTGATCAGCGCGGTTTCTAGCTGCTTGAGTGTCGGCACGATTAGCCCCCGTACTTCTTGAGCAGGTCGTCAATGTTAGCGCCGCGCTTAGTCTCGCTGCGAGGCGCCGGGCGCGACGCGCTGCCGCCTTCCAGACGTGCCTTGCGCTGTTCCGCGCGCTCCATGCCGCGGCGGATGATACCTTCAAATTCGCGCGCAGCCTTGATGAAGCCAACTTCCGACGACGACCGGCGCATACGTGTCAGCGCCTGCGTGGCTTTCTGGCCTTCGATTTCGGTGATCTGCCCAGTGCCGCGCAGGCTTTCATAAGCCTTCAGGAAGGCGCCGCCTTCAATCTGATCGACCAGCGCGTCAAAGTCAGCGGACTGCGTGCCGGGGATGAAGCGCAGACCGGGGATGCCCGCCCCGACAACGCTTTCAAAGCCGGGGTGCGGCGCGCGGCGCCCGCGCACGATCTTGCCGTCCTTGACGTTCAGGTCGCCGATCATCTGGTCGATCACGGACAGCGTGTTCATCGCGCTGTCGCGCGCCGAACCGTACTTATCCAGAAACTCCACGTCGGTGTCGGCCTGCTTTTCCGCACGCTTCTCTTGGTAAAGTTCGCCGGGCGTCTTGCGTTGCACTCTTGCTTCGGCTTCGACGCGCGACAAAGGCACCTGCGCCGAACCGGGCAGCGGCGACTGCATCGGCGACTTACCCTTAAACTGCCGACCAGTGTCCTCGTATTCTTCCAGCGCCTGTACTCGCGTCATGCCGGCGTCGCCTTCGCCGGGGCGGTAGACAGCGCTGCG